GCCGGCGCCGGGCCGTAGGTCGTCGGGCCGGCGAACGTGCCGCCGCCGCCGGCGTCAAAGGCCGACACGGCGGCCGGGGCGGCGAGCGCCGGCGCGGGCGCGGCGGGTGGCGTCACGGTCGACGGCGCGCCAGGGCCGCCGGCCGGCACCGGCGACGGCGGCGGGCCGTGCTGTAACAGATCGGCGCGGCCGGCGTAGGTGGGCACGCCGACGGGCGGCGCGGCGCTCGAGGCCGGCGCGCCCGGCGCGGCCGCGGGTTGGTTGGCGAGCGAGCGGAGATAAATCTCGTACCCCGGCGTGCCCATCTCGGGGATCTTCGGTGTCGCCTCGAGGCCAGGGATCGGCGCGTAGGTATTCGGGTCGACGCCCGTCTCGTCCTGTTTCTTAAAGAGCGGTTTGCCGCGGATCGCCTGGTGGATGTTGATCACGTCGGTCATGGCGTCCGGGCGGCCGAGCGCGGACACCGCGCGCCAGGCCTTGCCGGCGTCGAACACCGTCGGATCGCCATCGGGGCCCATCGCCGCCGTGAGGCCGGCGCGGACGGCCTGATCGTGCGCGACCTGTGTCGCGCGCGCCTGATCCTGATACGCCTGATCCGCGGTCGCGCGCTGATCGGCGCGGAGCGCGAGGCCCATCTGCTGCACGTCGCGCGCGCGTTGAAAGTCGATCTGCTGCTGGCGCTCCTGATCGTCGAGAATCTGCGCCGGCACCTGCGAGGCCGCGGCGACGGCGTTCCCGTAAATCTGCCCTTGGACGAGCCGCGCCTTGCCGGCGTTCTCGGCGAGCTGCGCGAGGATCTGACTGACCCCGGTCATGGCGCCCGGTAGCTGCTGCCGGCGAGGTTGGCGCCGGCATTGTTCACGTCCGTCAGCCGGCCCCAGTAATCGAGTTCGGCGTTGCGTTGCGCGCTGACGTTGGTCAGGTAGTCGCTGAGCGTGCGCGCGTTGTTGGTGTTGTAGGTCGCGGTCCGGTTCGCGAAGGTCGTATTGTTCTGGTTCGCGTTGATCGTGCGCGCGTTCAGATCCATCCCGGCCGCGTCGGTGAACTGGCTGTATTTCTGTTTGTAGGCGTCGAGCGCGTTATTGCGGAAGGTCTGGTACTCGTTGGTCGCGTAGTCCTGGCCGGCGCGATCGAGCGCCTGCAACGTGCCGCCGCTCAAGATCGTGCCCTGCGCCGCGGCCTGGCGCGTCTTGGTTTGCATCAGGCGATCGAGCCGTGCCTGGTAGCCGGGCGACGCGATGAGATCGGCCTCGGTCGGGTTGACGAAATCGCCGCCGGTCCACGTCGGCGCGACATAGGTCGGGAGCGGCTGATACTGCGGCGCGTTCGGATCGCTCTGATACGTCGGCGGCGCCGCGCCGAAGCCGGTCGCCGGCAGCCCGATCGGCGCGTTCCACGTCGCGCCGGGTGTCGACGGGGCGACGGTGGTCCCGCCGCCGGATGTGCCGCCGCCGCCGGTCGAGCCGCCGCCGCCGGTGTCCGCGGGCGTCGTGGTGCCGGGCGGATCGCCCGGCTGCCACATTTGCAAGCGGGCGTCCCAATGGTAGCCGGGCACCGTGCCGACGGGCGCGCCGTTCGCCCAGGGCAGGCCGGCGCCGATCTGCGCGCCGGTGTCGGGGTTGGTCGGGATGGCGCCGGGGGTGCCCTTCTGCGTGTTGTACGCGACGGCCTCGGGCGTGCCGGCCACGTCGTTGCTCGTGTAATTGGTTTTGTTCGCCCAATACTGATCGTATTCGGCCTGGGTCAGCGGGCGGCCGAGATACGTCTGATAGTCCCCGTTGACTTGATCGAAGCCGGGCGGCCCGGGCAGGGTCCAGAAGTTCGAGGGGGCGTTCGGATCAGCGGTTGCCATTGACTTACGCTCCTGCGCTGAGCACGGTCGCGCCGCGCTGCGTGTAGAAGTCCACTTGATCGGCCGGGATCAGGCGCGTACTCCCGTCCGGCGCTTTCATCGCGACGGGCGCCGCGCTCTTGGGCTGGATCGGGTTCGTCGACGGGGTCGGGGCGGTCGGCGACGGGGTCGGCGCGGTCGCGGGCGGCGGCGGCGGCGTGCCGAACTGGAGCCCGGCCTTCTGCGCGTCGGTCGCGACGCGGCCCGTCGGGCCAAACCAATAGGCGTTGTTCGCGGCGGTGTCGCCGCCGGTGGCGGCGTACTGCGTGGCGTAGTACGCCGAGTCGGTCGGTCCGCTGCCGGGGCCGGTCGGCGTCAGGCCGAGCGCCTTGTAATTGTCGAGGATCCGCTGCGTGAGCTGCGGGCTGACGGCGACGCCTTGCGGGCCGGGGGTGCCGTAGCTGCTGCCGCTGCTGCCCGCGCCGCCGGGGCTGTAGGTGCCGGCGGGGCGCGGCGGCAGGCCGAGCAAGCTCGACATCCGGTCATTGGCGCTCGTCGCGTTGGCGACAAACGGCGTGATCCGTCCGGTGTAGTCGGCATAGCGGCCGGCCTCGAGCTGCACCTTTTGCGCGGCGACGCCGCGGTTATAGAGATCGTTCTCCTTCTCGTAGGCCAGCGCGTCCTCGAGGTACTTCTGCTGCGCGGCGCTCGCGTTGCCGCTGGCGTTGGCCGCGATGAGCGAGCCGACGATCGTCCCGGCGGTGGGCAGGCCGTATTTCAAGATGTCCGCATAGCTGCGGGTGCTGGCGCCGCCGGGATCGAAATAGTCCGGCGGGACATTGGCGGCGTCGGTGACGACGCCATTCGCGTCGATGGTGTAGCCGGCATCTTTCGCCGCCTGGATCGCCGCGGCGCTGCTCAGGGTCGTGCCGACGGGGATCGCCGTCGAGGCGCCGCCGCCGCCGGCCGCCAGGCCCTCGAGCACCGGCCCGCCCGCCGCGGCCGCGGCGCCGCCGGCGCTCGCGAGCGGAACGGCGCCCATCGCCCCGGTGCCGAGGCCGGCGAGCGCGCCGCTCGAGAGGCCCGCCGCGCCGCCTTCCACGCCCGCCACACCGGCCCCGGCGCCCGCGCCCGCGCCCGCCCCGGCGCCCGCCGCGCCGGCAAACACGTCCGCCGCGCCCATCGTCGCGATCGTGGCCGCGGCCAGGCCGGCGACGATCAACGTGTTGCGGAGCTTGTGGCCGATCGGGTTGAAGTTGCCCGACGGGTCGATCTCCATGTTCCCCTCGTCGACGATCACGCCTTGGGCCTGGGCGGCTCTCATCACCTGTTGTTTTTGCTGATCGTTCAGATGCACGTTGCGCGGGTCTTGCCCGAACGACTGCAACAGCGTTTGATACCAGGGCGACGCGCGCATCCATTGATTGACGGTGTCAATGCTCTGCTCGCTCTGCTGGCCGTAACCGAGGTTGGGGGTCGGCATGGCTTAATTCGTTTCGTAGTCCATCGCGAAATACAGCGTCGTCCCGGCGCCGAACATCGCCAACGGCGCGACCGCCGTCCCGCCCGCGGTCAGGCCGTAGAGAAACAGCGCACTCCCCGATCCGACGAGCATCGGCCAGATCACCGCGACCGCCGCGCCGGTGAAGTAGCCGACGACGCCCGGCGTGTTCGTGAACACGATCGGAAACGGCAAGCCGCTGATGCTGTTGACCGAGCCGGTGCCGATCGCGGACACCGTGAGCGTGCCGACGACATGCACGAGCCGGCCGATCTTCGTATAGATCCCACTTTGCGCGCTGTAGGTCGCCGAGCCGCCGAGCGTCGGCGTCCAGGTCCCTTCCTCGTAGTCGTCGAGCACGTTCGCGCCCGCGCTCGGGACTTGCACCGCCGGAAAGCCGAGCTGCGGCGTCGTCGGCGTGCCGGTGAACGCGGGCGACGCGAGCGGCGCTTTGAGCGCGAGCGCCGCGGTCAGGCCGGTCACGTCGGTCTGCGCGATCGGGAGCGTCGCCTTCCCCGCGAGATCCGTCGTCAGGCCGGTCACGTCGGTTTGCGGGATCGTCGGCACGGTCGACGGCGACGCGATGCCGACGGCGGTCGCGATCTTCAGATAGCCGGACGCGAGCGCGCCGAGATTGACCTCGGCGCTCAGGACGCCCGCGGGCCGGCTCGTCCAGTACGCCGCGTCGATCGGCGCCAGGCCGTTGACGGCCGCCGCCAGCGTGCGGAGAAAGATCCGCCCGATCTCCGTGACACTCCCGGTCACGGTGTCGATGATCGGCGTGAGCGGGACATCGCCGACACTCATCAGGCCGTCCGTCCTGGCGTCGCCGTGATCCAGGCGCCGGGGCCGAGCACGCGCTTGACCGGATCCGTGATCACCACTTCGAACACGAGCCGATCGATCCGCGCCTGGCCGAGCTGCGTCCACCGCACGCGATCGCCGTAGTGCCCCATCGCGCCGAGCGCCGCGAGGCCCGCGCTGATCCACGTTTTGGCGCCGTCGCGACTGAGGAACAGTTCCGCCTGCGGTTGACTGCCCTGGCCGTCATTGAGGCCGACGCCGGGCTCCGTGCCGAGCTCGAACGCATCGATCGCCGCGTACGTGTTCTCGGCGCCGAGATAGGGCGCGCGCCGGCGCGCGCGGAGGATCGCGCCGTCGTCGTCGTAGACGCCGAGATCGAGCGCCCACAGCGCGCCGCTGGCGCGACTGCCCACCATATGCACCTGGCCGGTAAAGGCGTGGCCGCGGACGCGCCATTGTTCCTCCCGGCTCAGCGTCGGATTCCAGGTGCGCCGGTGGTGCCACTCGTGCTCCGTTTCGTCGAGCACCACGGTATCCCCCGCCGCGTCGAGCGACGGCAGGGTCAGCGCATAGAACAGGTGGCCCTGTTGCGTGTAGGTGAAGGCTTCCGCGTCGGCGACGGTGGTCGCGCGCGCGAGGCTGTGCTCGATCGCGTGCGAGCTGACGCGCGTCCCGGCGTAGCCGTCGAGGCGGTAGACCGCGAGGCCGCTCGTCGCGCTGCGGCCGAGCCAGCGCAGCGTGGAGACGCCGAGGCTCAGCGAGTAGGGCGCCGCGAGGCCGATTTGAAACAGCGAGCCCTTGATCGGCTGAAACGGGTTATCCGCGTCGCCGACATCTTCGTACGCCTCGGTCGTCTCCGAGCCAAACACCCACACGCGCGAATTGGCGCACTCGGCGCGCACGATCCGATCGCTGGCGGTCGAGCGGCTCACGAAGTCGAGCGCATCCCACAGCAGGCCGTTCTCAATCGCGGAGAACCAAAATCGGATCGCGTTCTGCTCGCTGAGCACGAAATAGCCGTCCATGAAGCCGATAAATTGCGGGGGGTTGACGAGCGGCAGGACGATCGGCGCGCTCAGCCCGCCGCCGGCCGCCAGGCCGATCGCCTTCAGTTGCCCGCCGCCGCACACGAGCAGTTGATTGCCGCCGTCGCCGTTACTCGCCCAGCTGACGGGGTGTCCATCGTCGATCAACGTGCCGAGTAACACCCCGGTGAGGATCGCGCCGGTCAGCGGGTCGAGGCCGAGCTCGAACACGCCATCGGCGATCACGGTCCAACAGCGGCCGTCTTGATAGAAAATCCCGCGGCAGCCCGTCCGGCCGACGGCCGTCAGGCGTCGCAGGCCGGGCGTGCCGCGGAGATACGCCGCCTTGGGCGCGCCTTCGGTTTCAACGGTCGTCCGGTACAGATTGACCGTCAGCTCGGCATCCAGGCCGGGCGCGGCCTCGGCGTTACTCCCGCCCACAAAGCCCGCAAACAAGGGCATGGCTAGAACACCTCGAGCAGCGCGCCGCTGCCGCCGGCGCCGCCGCCGACGGCGAACGTATCCGGCGCCGTGAAGCGGTGGATCGTGTTGCCGCCGCTGGTCGTGATCGTGCCGCCGGTCGCCGTGAGGGTGCCGGTCGGGTAGCTAAAGATCACCACGCCGGATCCGCCGGTGCCGCCGGTATGGTTCGCGCTGTTGCCGGGCGCGCCATCGCCGCCGCCGCCGGTGCCGTCCGCGCCCGCCGCCGCCACGGTGCCGACGTTGGCCGCGCCGCCGTGGCCGCCGGCGGCATAGACGACCGCGGCGCCGCTCAGGCTGTTACTCGTGCCGGCGCCGCCGGCCGTCGTGCCGCCGCCGGCCGCGCCCGGGACGCCGGGGCCCGCGCTGCCGCCGCCGCCGCCGCCGCTGCCGCCGTTGGTGGTCGAGCCGCCGTTATTCCCGCCGGCGGTGCCTTGTCCGGCCGTGCCCGCGCCGCCGGGCCAGGATCCGCCCGCCGCATCGCCGGCGCCGCCGCCGCTGCCGCCTGCCCCGCCGCCGACGGCCGACATGGACGGCCCGCCGCCGCCGCCGCCGACGGCCGTCGGGAGCCCCGTCACGGTCGTGTCGCCGCCGTTGATCGGCCCCGCGGTCGGCGTGCCGACGCCGACGCCGCCCGCGCCCACGCCGATCGCGAGCGTCGTGCCGGGCGTGGCGGTGAAGGTGCCCGTCACCAAGCCGCCCGCGCCGCCGCCGCCGCCCGCGCGCGCGCTGCCAATCCCGGCCCCGGCCCCGCCGGCGCCGCCGCCGCCGACGAGCAGATAGCTGACGGTCGCCATCAGTAGCCCTTACTGACGGCTACCACGTCCCAACATTGGGGGCCCGCGTAGTACACGCAGCCGATGTAATCGGTCAGGTTCGCCGCCGTCTGCGTCAGGCCCGGCAGCGCCGCGCTGAAGCGGAAGCCGCCCGGCGTCGCGCCGCCGGCAAACGAGGTCAACGTGAGGGTCTGCGGGCCGCCGCTGAAGGCGACGAAGCGGATCAACAGTTTTTGGCCGTCGCGCGGATTGGTCGGCACCGCGAGCGTGCACGGCCCATTGGCGACGATGAACACCAGCGAGCCCTGCGAGGCGTCAAACGGGACCGTGCCGTTGCCCGAAAAGCCGACGACGACCGGCGCGCCGTGGGCGCCGTAGACCGGCGGCGCCGCCGCCCCGCCGGACAGCAGGGGGCTATTGGCGGGGCCCGGCGTGATGATGCCGACGGCGCTCGTCGGGGTGGCGCCGGCGACGAGCGGGCCCCAGGCCGGCGCGAGCGCCGCGAGGCCGGTGCCGCCGCCGGACACCGCGAGCGTGCCGCCCACGCCGCCCGTCACCGGATCCTGATCCCAGATCGGGAGCCCGCCGGCGTCGGTCAGGCGGAAGTGATACGCGACGTTGGGCGTCAGGTAGATCGGCCCGAACAAGCCGCCCGCCGAGGCGACGATCGGATTCGTGTTCGGCACGAGGCCGGCCGCGTCGCTGGTCGTGGCGAGCGGCGTCGACGGCGAGCCGCTCACGAGGGTGTAGAGCAATGCGCCCGGCGCGACGACGCCGAGGTCGGTCAACGTCCGCTGGCGCGCGACGGGCGCGAGGACATTCGCCATCAGCGGATCGTCCCGGTGCGGTAGTCCCACCGCCAGCCGCGCAGCCCCGGCGCGCCCTGGCCGCGCGCGGTCAGCGTCGGGATCCGTAAGTTGTTCTTGAAGTAGAGGCCGCGGGCCTTGCCGGCGCGTTTCTCGAGCGCCGGCGAGATCGTGGCGTGGAACGGTTCCGCGATCGCTTCCTGCAACGTCAACGTGAGCGCGAGCTCGCCGCCGGGCGCCAGCGCGATCGCCTGCGTCAACAGCACCGGGCCGAGCACCGTCCGCGTCATCAGCCGGACGGGCGTCGCGCTCAGCGGGATCCCGTCGAGATACACGTTGCCATTCGGGAGATCGGCCGAGTAGTAGAGATCCGCGATCGGCCCGCCGTTGATCGGCGATCGGCGGTTCCACCAGTCGGGATCGTCGTGCACGGTGATCGGCGTCCAGCCGGCGCCGAGTGCGACGGCCGCGCCATCGATCGCGACGGGGCGCACCGGGAGCACCCAGACGCCCGTCGGGCCGAGGGTGTGCGGCTGCAGGCCGGGCGTGGTCGCAAACGGCGTGAACACCTCGGCCACACTCGCGCCGGCATCGGCGTTCCAGGCGTCGATGATCAGATTGAGCAGCGACAGGCACGTCTGGGCCGCCGCCGGTGGGACGGGCTCGCCGGGCAGGTAGACGTTATGCCCGGCGAGCGCGTTCGCGATGATCGTCGCGACGGGCGTCGGCATGGCCGCGCCGCCTTACCGCTTGGCTTTCGGCGTGGGCCGGGCGGGGCGGCCGGGGCCGGTGGGCCGGCCGGGGAGATCGTGATCGGGGTGCGCGCGGCCGGCCGGGTCGTGACCGCCGAGCGGGCTCACCTCGTCGACGGGCTCGGCGTCGGGATCTTCCGAGGTCAGGCGCCAGCCGTCGGCTTGCGCCTCGGCGAGCTCCTCCTGCGTCTGCACGGCCTTGTTTTCGCCGATGAGCTCGCCCGTCTCCGGGTCGGTGTGCATGCCGAGGCCGAGTACGTCCTGTTTGCCGCGATAGACGAGCCGCGGCGTCGAGGTGTCCTGTTGGACGTTGCGCGCGTCGCTGCGTTCTGCTGCCGTCATGGGGCGGTCCTTGTTCGTGAAACGGCGACGGCGCGGCGCTCGAGGCGCCCCGCCGCCGCGTGTGTGAAACGTCGCGCGCTAGACGGCGCCGCGCGCCAGGCTGTAGACGGAGACGGCCTCCTGGCCGGGGAGCACGTTCGTGACGACAAACATCAGCTCTTGGAGCGACTGAAACGGGATCACCATCGTGCCGACGAGCGTGATCCCGGTGTTGGTCGTCAGCGTGATCGAGCCGGCGGCCGCGCTCACGTTGCGGAGAATCGTGCGGAACGACGTACCCACCTGGCAGCCGTTGATCCCGGCGACGATCGCGGCCGCGGTCGGCAGTACGTCGGCCTTGGCCGCGCTGAGCGCGTCCCGGTTGAGCAAGCCGCTGAGAATCTCGGCGACGGTGTAATTCGCGTTGCCGACGTTGGCCTCGGGCGTCGGCGTGACGGTCGGATAGCTGAGCGTCGAGGTGCGCGGATAGTTCGCGCTCGGGGTGAAGGCTTGGATCGGCATCGGCTAAGCTCCTAGCAGTCGCACGGCGGCGACCGCGTTCCACAGTTCCCCCATGCCGAACGGACAATCAAACCGACAGCGGTATTTCATTTCGTCGTTGGTGAATTGCTGCGTGTAGACGACGGCGAGGCCCGTCGTCGGGTCGCGGCGCTGCGCGGTCTTGATGTCGCCGCCGGACGCCGGGACCTTGAGTTTCACGCCCACGAGCGCGAAGGCGTCCTTGCCGAGAAAGAGGTTTTGCACGCCGCTCTTGCCGTTGGGCGTCGCGGTGCCGGGGAACAGCGTCAACGTCGCGCCGACGAGCGGCAGGGCGTCGATGTTCTGATACGGCGAGCCGGGGCCGTAGAGGGGCGGCGTAAACACGAGCGTCGCCAGGCCGCCGGCGCCGGTCGTCGGCACGAGGATCGTGCACTCGCGGAGCTTGAGCCCGCCGGTGCCGGGGCGCCTCGAGGTGAGGTTCACCTCGTTGACGGCGCTCATGTTGAACACGTCGCCCTTTTTGAACGTGTCGCCGTTGGTGCACGCGACGGTGATCGACGTGATCCCGGCCGCGCCGCCGTTGGGCGAGGGGCCCGGGACGACCGGCATCGTCGGCGCGATCGAGACGGTCACGGCGCCGGCCCAGGTGCCGGCCGTGTGCCGGTAGAGGGACGGGCTCACGAACGTGTCGAAGGTGCTGGCGCGGCCGAGGCTGCCCTCCTTCATCACGCGGTTAAATTCGGAGTCGGGCAACAGCAGCGCGAGCTCGACGGCCGTCAGGGCGCGCTGGATCCCGGTGCCGATGATCGCGCGCCGCGCGCCCGATCCGCCGCCGAGGTTGATAAACCGTTCGTACGGCGCGGAAAACGCGGCGTCGAACGTCGTCGGGTTGGTGCCGAGCACGCCGGCAATATTCGGGGTGTGCTGGTAGGCGTAGAACGCGCAGCGGTCCTCGATGTCCTGCGCCATCGTCGTCGACGACGGATCGATAATGTCCTCGTCGAGCGCGCCCTGGTAGTCCTGCATCCGCAGCGCGCGCTCGATCACGTCAAACTCGAAATGCACTTTGCTGATCTGATCGATCGTCACGCTGGTGTGGCGGTCGACCATCGGCTGCGGCTCGTACCCCAGATTGTTTTGCGTGCCGGGGATGTACTGGCGGGGATAGGGCACGCGGACGGTGTCGCCCATCGCGCCGGCGGCGTACGCCTGCGTAAAGAGCTTGTTGAATGAGGTGTTGAACGATTCCGAGATGACGAGCTTATTCGTCATTTTGCGGAGTTGTTCGCGCGCGAGGTAGTCACTCACGTCGAAGCCGTTGGGTGCGCCCATCGGGTTTACCTTTTCAAGCGGCGGGCGACCTCGCGGCGATTCATTTCCGCGAGGTAGGCGCCCGTATCGTCGGCCGCCAAGGCGCGATCGACCGCGTCGCCCGGTGTGGCGCGGCTCGAGAGCACCGTCGGCGGATCCGGCGCATGGGTGGAACGGGCCCCGGCCGGCGGCGTCGTCAAGCGATCGCCGAGCCGTACGAGCGTCTTGAGTTGATCAAGAGGCGCGAGACGGAGGATCCGCTTGAGCTCGGTTGTATTCGCCGGCTGTTGCAGGTGATAGAGGATGTCGGCGCCGGCCGGATCCTCGAGCACGAACAGATCGACCGCGGAGCCCTGCGGGATCTCGGTCGGCGCCAGCATGGCGACGGCGTCGAAATCCTTGTATTTGGCGCGCGCGGCTTCGGCGCGGGATTCAAACCCCGCGATGACGCGCGCGCCTTCCTCGCGGATCCCGGCCTGGCGCCGCTCCGTCTCTAACGCCTTGGCGACGCTATGAGCGGCGACGGCGCGCACGTACGCGGGATCGCTGGTGCCGTAGGGGAACGTCTCCGGGTCGGGACCGTCATCGGTCGCCGGGGCTGCGGGTGACGAGGCCGCGGGGCGGGCGTCGGGGCGGGCCGGCGGGGTGAAGGTCGCGCGCTCGAGGTCGGCCAGGCGTCGTTCGGCGCGTTCGGCGCGGGTCCGTTCTGCGGCGCGGTCGCGCAACAGTTCGGGGATCCGCGCCTCGGCGCCTTTTGCTGCCGGTTCCGAGGCGGCAGACTGCGACGGCGCGCCCGTTGGCGCGGCCTGGCTTGGCCCAGGCTCGGCGGGTGACGAGTCCGCGGTCGGCGTCGTAACTGGCGGTGTAGTCGGGAGCGTGCCCTTCATGCGCCATTCGAGCAGTTGATCCCCGCTCAAGCTGTCGAGCGAGACATCAGACGGCGCGAGTGTCGGGGCGTCGGGTGCGGCTGACGGGGCCGCGGGTTGGGCGTCGGCGGCCGGCGCGGCGTCGAGCATGAGTTACTACAGCAGAGGCGGGCGATCGCGTGCTCAGTCGCGCGGATCGGTTTTGCGGCGTTTCTTCGGCCGGACGTGTTCCGGCTTGCCTTTCTCGGATCCGATCGCGAAGTTGTGCATCTGCGCGTACGTCATCGCCTGGCGGATCTGGCGCGCGAGCGGGAACGTCGCGCCGTGCTCGGCGGCGCCCATGAGGCGTTGCTGCGCTTTCGAGACGGCCTCGCCGCGGGTCTTGTTGGTGGGCATGGGTCTACAGTCCTGGCGGCGCGGCATCGGTCGGCGCCGCGCCGGCCGTCGACGGCGCGCCGACGGGCAGGGGTTCGCCTTCGGCGCCTTCCCCGCCCTGCGCCTCGAGCGCCGCCTGGCGGCCCTTGTCGGCCTCGTCGGCCGCGGCGCCGATGCCGGCGGCCGCCATCCCGGCCGCGTGGGCCTGCGCGGCGCCCGTCTGCGCGATCGCGAGCGCGGCCTGGTGCCCGCGATCGAGCCCGGCCTGCTCGGCCTCGTGCTGCTGGCCGATCAAGGTGATCGCGGCCTCGTGGTCGAGTGCGATCTGCTCGATCTGGTTTTCGTTGTCGGCGATCACGCCCTTGGTGAGCGCGTTGATCTTGGCGACGGCGATCGCGGTCGCGTCCTTCATCGTCTGCAGCTTCACTTGGAGAATCGCGTCGCGCTGCGTCTCGAGATCGGCGATCCGTTCCTTGCTCTGATTGTCGAGCTGCTTGCCCTTGGCCTCTTGCTCGAGCTGCTGCATGGCCGCTTCGGCGTCCTTGATCTGTTGCTGCAGTTTCCCGATCTGCTGCTGCAGCATCCGGGGATCGGGCGGGCCGCCGGGGCCGGCCTGCTGCTGCTTCTCGAGGCGCATCGCCGGCGGCTGCAGATACTCGAGATCCTTCGCCATCTCCTCGCCGACGGGGCCCAGGTTCATCAGGCGCACGGCGTCGGCGGCGATGATCGGGAACGCCTGCGGGTTGTTGAGCAGCGTCAAGGCCGCGTCTTTCCCCTCGGCCTGTTGGCTGTCGAAGGCCGGGCCCGCGGCGATCGTGATCGTGTGGCGCTGCAGGGCGTCGAGCTGCAGATCGCCGGGGCCGAACACCGGCCGCCCGTCGGGCGCGATCTGGCTCGGCGTGTTGAGGCGGACGCGCTTCGTTTTGCCGTCGGGGGTGCGGGTGTCCACCTCTTTCGACGTGTCGTCGTAGTACGGGATCAATTTCGCGAGCTTCTGGGTGAGCTCGCGGATCATGTCGTCGTAGTGCGCGACAAAGTGAAACGATCCGGCGTCGCCGTGCGTTTCGAGCTCCTTCAGTGCGACGCCGCTCGTCACCTTCGTCGAGCCCAGGCGCGAGTCACTGGCGCTGTAGCGGCCGAGCGCGTTCTGGATGTCGCGCCGGAAACTCTCGCCGGCGATCTCGTAGCCCTGAATATCCGGGGAGCGCGTGCCGTACTGCGGGAGCGGTAAGACTTGCTGCCCGGTCGCCTCGGTCGTCGGGTTCGCTTGAATCAGTGCGATCGGCTCGCGCACCGATCGCTCGACGAGCGCGATCTCGTCGGGGCCGAGCTGCCCCACGTAGGCGAACAGCGCCGCCTTCACCGGCAGCGCGAGCGCCTCGAGCTTGGTCGACGCCGTCCAGTTGTAGGCCTTCGCCGCGTCGCGCGCCTTGCGGATATACGACTGCAGCATCTTGACGGCGCCGCCGGCGGCGTCCGTCGAGAACACGATCTGGCCGTAGCAGCTCGCAAACGGGATCGTGTCGCCTTTCCAGATCGTTTTCGTCGGCCGGCCCGGCTTGGCGAGCAGCTCGAGCCCGTTGGTGATGTACTGCGCCACTTCGCGCCGCGGGCGGCCGCGGCCGCTCGGCGGCGGCGTCTCGGTCACGGTCCAGTACTCGGCGATCAACACGCGGCCGTCTTTCCCAAACCATTTCGGGAGCGCCGCCATAATCTGCGCGTCGAAGTCGTGCACCTTCGCGTCCGGCCAGTCGCGCCGAAACTCCCGCTGCGTCACGCTATGGATGAAAAAGAGGTACTGCCAGTCGGCGCCGCTCGTGCTCTCGCCGTCGGGATCGGGGAGCACCTGATCGGGGTTCGGGATCGCCTTCAGCCGGAGGACCTGATCCTCGCTGTCCTCGTCGGCGTATTCGGCGATGATCCGCGCGTACCCATAGCCGCGGGTCGCGGCGTTCTCGCCGGCGACGGTGTACACCTCTTGGGCGTGGCTGTCGTGTTCGATCTGGCGGATCCGATTGCTGAAAAATTCGGCCGTCTCTTTGGTCGCGCCGCCGCCGGCGGGGCTGACCATCGCGCCGCGGGGGTTCTGGCGGTAGCTGTTGACGAGCTGATTCGTGTACTGCGAGAGCTGATCGAGGTTGAGCATGGGCCGATCGCCGCGCTCGGTTTCGTCCTCGGGATCCCAGGTGTGGCCGGCGGCGTACCGGACATCGATCGCGCCCTGCTCGATGATTTTCGACCACTGATCGCACGCATATGTAAAGCGTTCGTTGAGCTCGGCCAGGATCGCCGCGTCGCTGCCCGGCGCGGGCCCGCCGGCCTCGCCGGTCTCGCCTGTCTGCGCTGTCTCAGACGTGGCCGGATCGGTGGGGTCGTCGGCCATCAGGCGCCCCGCACGAGCGCGGCCAGGCGGGCGCCGAGCGGCTGCGCCTGGTGGGCCTCGAGCGCCGCGCGGGTCGCCGCGGCGGTCGCGGTCGCGGCGTCGATCGCCTGGTGAATCTGCTGCAGATCCTCGAGGCGGGCCGCGTGCAGTTCTTCGATCGCGGCGAGGATCCGCTGCGCCAGCGCGATCCGCCCGGTCTGCTCGGCCTCGACGCCGGCGCGCACAGTGACGAGCTCGGCGGCGAGCGCCTGCAGGACCGTCTCGAGGTCGTCCTGGCGGCGGGTGATCGTCGCCACGGCGGTATGGCGCTCGCGCTGCGCGGTGCCGTTCATCGGCGGGCCCGTCCGCGGCGATCGAACGGGCGCGCCTTCCGCAAGGTGGCGCGATCGGCCTCGGAGAGCGGCACCGTGTCGGCCGCCATCGCGCGCCGGACGGTGCCGTCGGGGTTCACCGCATACGAGGCGCCACAGATCGGACAAATGCCGACGGTCGCGATGCGCGCGGCCGGCGTGTCGAACGTGTGCCCCAGGGTCGGACAGGTGATCGGCATACGTAACTGACGATGCGGGAGCCCGGCCCCTGTCCGCCGTCCGGATGGCAGAAACGTCCGGCAGACGCCCCACGGACGCCCCGCAGCACGCCCGCAGGGCGGCCAGGCGGCGAGGTTCACCGTAGCCCACGTCAGGGCGGGACGTGCGCGACGCGGGTTACGGCCAGGGGTAATTCGCCGCGACCCACGCGGCCAGGCCCAGCGCGAGCAACCGGAACCGCCACGGCTCGTACGGGGTCGGGATTGGCGGCAAGCCGGCGAGCAGAAACAGCAGCAACGCGAGCGTCAGGAGGATGAGTTTCATGGGCGTCGTGTCCTTTCCACCGGATCGGCCTCGGCCTACACCCTAGCCCCAGCGGGACGCGCGGGGCGGCGCCGGCCGCGCCTTCCGCGTCGTCGGCCCCGCGACGGCCGAGGCGAACGTCAGCCACAGCGCGTCGCTATCGTCGGGGCTCACTTCGCCGCGTTTCTGGATCGCCTCTTTGCTCTCGATGACGAGGCGGCCGTTGGTCTGGTGATAGCCGGCGAGCGCCAGTTGATCGCACAGGCGATCGTCGTCGGGCAGCGAGCCGAGCAACAACCAGTCCTTACAGCGGCGCGCCATGTTCGCGCGGCGGTTGTAGTCGTGCGGGTCCGGGGACTCGCCGCCGAAGTTGATCTCGTGGACGTTGGCGTAGCCGAGCGCGTGCAGCCGCGAGACGATCGCCGCGCCGAACGCGCTATCGACGAACAGCGCCGCGAGCTGGTGCTCGGGCCGGCGATCGCTCAGGAGCTCCGCGCACAGCGCAATCCGCGCCGAGCGGTCGGGATCCTTCTCGCCGGGCATCCGGATCGGGCCGAGCGGCTTGCCGTCGGCGCCGAGCGGGTTCCCACACAAGCCGCGGCGGAAGCGGATCACGTTCCACGCTTTCCCGCCGCCGCTCACGTCGAAGCCGGCGATCAACGGGTCGTCCGGCAAGGGCACCATCACGCGCTGGCGCGCCAGGTCGATCCGCGCGCGGTCGATGTACTGGAGCTCATCGGCCGCCGGCGGAAAGCCGAGGATCCGGACGCGACAATAGTCGGAGTCGATCCCGTAGTCGGCGATCTGCTGCGCGAGAAATTCTTTGTTGGTAAAGCGCGACGTGCGGGAATCGACGCGGCGATGGTTCCAGCGCGCGGCGAGGTTCCCGAAACAGACGCGATAGAATTCGCCCGTGTTGCGGGTCATCTGCCCGAAGGCGAACAGCATCGGTTCGCCGTCGGTCATGCCGTTGTACGCGACCTCCCACACCTTGTCGGGGACGAGGCTCGCCTCGTCGAAGAAATAGCCGGACGTCGAGCGCCGCGCGTGCTGGCCGGCGAACGCTTGCGCGTTCTGTTCCTTACACGACTGCATCTGCACTTTCCACGTCGACGGGTAGGCCTTCGCGTAGATCCCGCGCTCCATGATGTCGAACCACGGCGCGGTCAGCGCGAGCTGCGTCCAGAACTGGATCGCCGGCCAGGTGCGCGCCTCGAGTTGCGCGTAGCCGCCGGCGGTGACGGTGAGATCGCAATGGGGGCGCGTCGAGAGGATCCAGCCGACGAGCCAGGCGAGGGTCGCGGATTTCCCGACGCCGTGGCCGGACGTTTCCGCCATCTTGATCGGCATGACCGGCGTCGAGCCGTCGAATCGGCGCGCGCGCACGTCGGCGCCGAGCGCGGTCAAGAATTCGATCTGGTTGTCGTCGGGGCCGGGCTCGCCCTCGAGCGGGCCGGGTTCGCCCCACGGATACGCGCCCATGACCCAGCGGAGCGGATCGTCGTAGCAGCTCGCGGCAAAGTCGGCGATCTGCGTGTCGATGTCGTCGACGGCCGAGACGTCGGCGACCGGACCCCGCGGGCTCATCGATCGACGCGCTTCCGCGCGGCCTCGAGCCGCGCCACCCGCGCCTCGACGCCGGCGTCGGTGATCTCGACCTTCTCGATCAACATGCCGTAATGCTTCATATAGAGTTCGATCGCCTTCACCTTGTCCCACAGTTTGAACTTGTGGATTGTGTCGGTGACGCCATCGCCGGCCGCCGCGTTCTTGATCAGGACTTCGAAGCCGGCGAGCGCGGCGCCGGCGTCGGGACTGAGGTCGGCCGGATGTTTCGCGTCCTTGGTCACGGGATCGAAGTAGTCCGCGACCTGACTGAGCGCGATGCGCCCGAGCTCCTGGAGCAGCCGCGCTTTACTCACGCCGGCGGCCTCGAGCTGCGTGCGCTGGCCAGCCTGGACGGCCGCCGCGATGTCAGGTTTTGACAGGTTCTCCGAGCCCTGCCGGTTCGCCACCTTCGGGCTATAACCGGCGCGGATCGCGGCCTGGGTCGCGTTGAGGTCGATGAGGTATTCGGCGACGAACCTGGCTTGCTTGGGGGTCATGCGTCGAGCCGATCGAGGCGGCGCAGGAGCACCTTGAGCCGGTAGAGGGTCCGCCAGGTGACGGCGGCGCCGCGGCGGCCGATCGAGAGCTCCGGCCACGGCCGCGCCGGATGTCGGCCGATCCCGCGCGCGATGTCCGCCCGCCGGTAGCCTTCCGCGACGAGTTGCGCGACGATCGAGAGCGCCGCGCGCGCCGGCGCGCGTGCCCCAAGCACGGGCCGATCGGCGCGTTGTGCCGCCCGGTAGCGCCGGCTATACGCGGCGTTGGCCGCCAGGCAGGCCGGGCAGGCACAGCCACACTGATACGAGCGCCGGCGCCCGTGGACCGTCGCATCCGCCTCGTCGTGGGCCGCGGCGCCGGTGGACATGGCCTCAGGACGGCTCCGTCGGGCCGCCGACATCGCCGCTGTTGGTCGTGGTGCGATCCGTCGCGGCGGGCGCGCACCCGGCCATCAGGCCGGTCCAGACCGTCGCCGTGTCCGGTGGGGGATCGCCCGCTGCGGCCCGCCCGAGCAGGAGCGCCGCGACGCGATCCGCCAGGACGAGATCGACGTGCCCGTCCTGATAGAGCGCGGTTACGACGGCCTTGATTTCCTGCTCCGTAAACGCCGGCTCCTCGGCGTCGTCGTCGGGATCGGTCATCGGGTCGCGTCCTTGAAGAAGGCGCGCGCCGCGTCGCGCGCGAGGTTGAGCCGGATAATCGCGTCATGCGAGCCGCCGCGGTCGGGATGCCGTTCCTGCACCAGCAACCGATAGAGCCCTTCGATCTGCGTCAGCGTGAGGCCCTGTTCGTCGGGGCGGATCCCAAACTCCGCGCGCCAGTCGCCGCCCTGGCTGCCGCCGACGGGCGGGAGCGCCGCATAGCCGGCGAAGGCCTGATCGAGCGTGCCGACGCCGTAGCGGTCCTGCGCCCGGATCGCTTCGATGTGCGCGGCGATCGCCGCCATGTTGTCCGCGGCACTCGTCCAGCGATCGCACGCCAACACGCGCGGCTGATCGTGGAGTCGGAAGTACACCGCGACGCCGGGGTCCTCGAGCACCTTGGCTTGTTTGCTGGTGATCGTGCCGTCGAGGTTCGTCCGGAGGTTGCTCGAGATGACGACAGTCCGCGCGCCCAGGCGCCGGAGCTCGCCGGCGAGGCGCGCGAGGCCGTCGCCGACGGTCAAGCCTTCGCGCTGGCGCCACACGACGCCGGCGCCGTTGGTCTTGCGCGGGTTCTTCGAGAACATCGCCGCGCGTCGGGCCTTCGTGCGGGTCCAGCCGATCGGCCAGGCGAGCGGATAGCGCGTGGCCTCGCTCACGTCATCACCCGCGCTTTCGTCTTCGTGTGGGTCGGCGGCGTCTGCAACCAGCGTTCAAGCGCGCGCCGGCAGGGTGCACAGAGATCGGCGTGCGTCGTCACCGCGCCGTTCCCCTGCGAGTCGGCGTCGGAGATCACCGACACGCTGGCCGATCGCTTCTGCGTGACGTCGGCGGTGCAGCGGTCACAGAACTGGCGGGTCATGGCCACGTCCGCGACGGCGTGGTGGCGCGGATCGCCTCGCGCCGCCAGCGCAACAGGTCGTGCATGCGTTGGGCGAGATCTTCGGGGCAGATCCCGCGCTCGAGGGCTTCGACGGTGCGCTCGTCGAGGTCGATCGTGTAGGTCGTGTCCCCCGTCGGAATATGCACGGCCTCGTCCCGCACGACGGGCGGCGGCTCGACGGCGACGCGGCGGCGGGTCATGCGACCGGGGCCTCGCAGCGTTCGGCCTCTTCGACGGCGGCCATGAGGCGGTGCCAGTCGAGCGCGCGCCCGGTGTCGGCGGTCTCAAGCGCGGCTTTGCAGGCCGCCAGGAGGTGCGGCGCGGCCGCGCGCACCTGGAAGTCCTGCAGGACCGCGGCCGCGGCGCACGTCTCGAATGCCCGCGTCAACAGGCCGATCGCGTCGGCCGGCGCACAGTGTTGCAGCAGGTGTACAAAGTGCGCGAGGCCGTCCGGCGGTTCCCACCGCGTCATGGCTGGTCCTCGGCGATCGCCACGTCCTCGCCGTCGTTCTCGACCTCGTCGTCCGGCGCCTTGCGGACCTTCACCTTGACGTCCTCTTCGCCCGCGACGAGGCGAATCTCGATCCCGTCGCGTTTGTAGATCGTCTTGTGAAACTGATGCATCAGCTCGAGCGCGCTGGCCTTGAGCTCGGCTTCCTCGCGATTCAGGTCGATCCGCCGATCGCGCACGTCCGCGTACGCCGCGGCGATGTCCTCGAGCGGTTGCAGAAGACGATCGTCGGTGCCCGGGAGATCCTGCTGGCGCGGACGGCCGCGGCCGCGACGCGGCGGCGCGATCTCGCGCGACTCGGGCAGCCCGCCGTGGGTCTTGAACGTGTTGACGCGCCCGTTGACGCGCTTCGCGCGCGGCTTCGCGTTCGTCGCCTTCTTCGCCATCGTCGATTTCTCCTTCACACACCCACACGGCCAGGGCTGCCAACACGCCTCACACCGACGCACGCCGATGCCGTCCCGGTAGACACCCGGCATCGCGTCACCGCACGACCACTTGCGCCTTGAGTAGCGTCACGGTGTTCTGAAACGCGAGTTCCAACAGTCCCGGCGAGAGCTGCAACGGATACACGCTGCCGCTGCGGGCCATGCCCGCCATGACGCAATCCGCGATGAAGTCGAGCACGTCGATCAGGTTCACGTCGGCCGGGATACCGTCGTCCTGTTGGAGATGGTGCCGGTTGAGTGTGCGGTGACGGTCCCACCACTCGGTCACGGTGAAGCCGGTCAGGAAATCGCGGTGAAAGCCGTCGATGTCCGTGATCTTGTCGGTGTCGTGCGCGAGCATCGCCTCGGCAATCTTGCGGCTGAAGAACTGATGCGCCTCGCGCACGTCCCGAATGTGCTGCTTCGAGGACGCCAGCAGCGTCTCCTTCGAGACGTGGGCGTAGTCGCAGGTGCGCGTGTCGGCGGTCTCGCTTTTCTCGATCTCGATCATGAGCCCTCCGGAGCGGTGGTCCCTGGTGTTGGGGCGAGCGGTGAGCGAATTTCTTGGTAGCCGCGTAACCGTTGCAGCGCGACAATCACGGCGTCGATGTCGTCGGCAGTCACGATGAGATCGCCGTCCGGCAGGTGCGGCGCGCGCATCACGAACGTCAGCTTGCAGCGACGGTCGAACAGCGGCTCCATGTCCACGAGCCAGTCCGCGATGCGGTCCCGCAACGCTTCCCTGTCGAAGGCGGTCATCACCGCATCCCCGCGAACAACGGCTGATCGCGCGCGAGCGGCACGGTCCCCGCCGTCGGCTCGACGCAGATGTCGACGCGCGGCGGCTGCTGCTCGGCCGCGTAGTGCTTTACCGCCACGAGCTCGCAGACCTGGCTATCGTCGCGGAACACGATCGCGGTCAGCGAGTCGCAGCAGCTGCGCACCAATTTGTCGAGGTCCGGTTTCTTCGTGTGCGCCGTCGCGCGCTTCGGCAGACTTTTGGGCCGCGGCAGGTAGAACGCGATCGACAGGCGGACGCCCTCGACGAGCAGCGCGCGCTCGACCGGCGACAACGCCCCGAGCGCCTGGTTGGCGCCGTCGGCGACGAGCTGCCGCCACGAGCGCAGCGATCGGTTGTCACTGGTGATCACCGGCCGCGCCCAGCCCTTCGGGATGAACGCTTTCGCGCTGCCCTGCGGTTGCGCCTCGCCGTAGACCGTGAACCGGAGCATCAGCGCCGCCGCCAGTCCTGCGCGTCGGGGCACGTCGCGAAATGCGAGACCGTCGCGCCGTCGACGTCCTCGACGACGCGCCCCGCGAGGATCACCGGCACGAGCACCGGCACGGTGACGATGGGCGGATCGAACGGCATCCGCTTGCCGGTCGACGTCTCGGCCCACTCGATCGGGGCGCCACACGACCGACACGCCGAGAGGTTGCGCGAGTCCTGGTAAATCTTCATCAGCCGTCCTCGCCGGGTTCGCGCGCGCCGCCGATCAGCGCCAGCGCCCGGGCCATCGGCCCACGGCGTGGCGCGCTCGCGTAGAAGGCCGCGCGGGCGACGTACCACCGCGCGAGCTCCTGGCCGTGCGCCCAGTGGCCGGTGACGACGATGCGGTTGCGCACGGTGTCGAGCGCCTTGTCGAGCACGCCGAGAATCTCGTCGGGCACGAAGCGGAGCGGGCGGTGCGTGACGGCCGCCTCCTGGCACAGCAAGCACCCGCAGGGCGCGTCCTCGTAGCGCAATGCCTCGGCGCGCGCATAGTCCTCGCGCTCAGTGGTCGCCATCACGCGCAGGTCGCCGTGCGCCGCCGCGGCGGGCGGGATCGGCAACGCCTGGAGCCACTCGGCGGGCTTCGGAAACGTGCGACACGACGCCACGCAGGCCTTGCCCGCGGTCAGTACTTCGTCGAGCGGGGCGTGCTCCAAAATGCGGAAATACGTGCGGCTCAACTCCTCCACCGCCGTCGCTTTGACCCGCAGCCGGAAGGCACCGCAGACGCGCCGAAAGGCGCGATCGAAGGTGCCGAAATCGGCCTCAGTCATACGCAGTACCACAGGCCCATCCACGAACTAGGGCGGCTCGCCCTACGGGCGCCGCCCTGTTCTTGTTTTTCGTACGTACGTTCTTGATCCAGATCCAGAGGTGCCCTCTCGTTACGGTGGTCGTTACGCCGGTCGTTATGCCCGTCGTTATGCATCGCGTGACGCCCTCCGTGACGCGTGTCGTGACGGTCGCCGTTACGGTCGCCGTTACGGTCGCCGTTATGCCCGCCGTTACGGTCGCCGTTATGCCCTCAGTGGCGCGCCGTGTGCTCCTTCCCGTTCCCCTTGCCGGTCCGATAGCGCCGCTGGCGTTTCGCCCGGACGCGCGATTCGCGGAGCACGGCGTCGAGCGTCTCGTTGTGCCACCCCGTTGCCGTGCGCGTGAACTTCGCGAGCACGCGATCGCGCACCGCCGGCCAGCGGGTGGCGTCCCCGCACGCCCGCGCCAGAATCCGCTCGTCATCCGGCAGCGCGCCGCCGCAGAGGCTCGCCTCGTCGAGGAGGTTGCGATAGGCGCCCTGCTCTTCGAGCGTCATCTCGCGAAACGCGGTGCTCGTGCGCCAGCGATCGATCCACCAATAGAGGCCGGTCATCCGTGTCATGCCCTCACCGTACCGGGTCGTCCACGCAGTAGATCTCGAGACCGGGGATCGCCCCGCTCCCCTTCATCGCGCGCACGTAGGCGCCGATCTTTTTCTCGTCAAGGCAGAGAAACTCCCGCGGCACCAGCGCCGCGTTCTGCGGGCGCCAGAGCCAGCGGCGCCGAAACGTCAGCCCCTCGACGCCCGCGGTCGTATCGGGCAACACCACGACCGGCGCGGGCGCGGCGAGCGCCTCCTCGACAATGGACGCCGCCAGGGCGTGATCGCCCGCCGCCTCGAGCGCGGCGGCTTCGAGCGCCGCGCGGTCCTCGTCCTCGCGCCGGCGCCGGTCGCGCTCCTCGCGTTCGCGCTGCTGGCGGGCGCGATCCTCGGCGGCCTTGAACGCGGAGATGCCGTCGCGCATCGCCTGGTCGAGCCGCAGCAGCGGGCCGAGGATCTCGTTCTCGCGGTCACAGAGCATCCGGTGGAGCTTGTAGGCGCTCGACTTGAATGGTTCGAAGAACGCCTGGACACGTTTGACCGAGTCGCCGATCGCCTGGCGGTCGAGGACCGCCTGCTCGAGGGAGGCGCGGTCGAGGACCTGCACCGCGCCGACGCGCGCGACGAGGGCGGAGGTATCGGCCGCGAGCTCGCCGCCGACCGCCTGCACGGTGCCGGGCTGATTGAAGTCGACGACGGCGGTCATGCGGCCACCTCGGATCGCCCGCGCCGCGCGACGATCTGTTGCGCGGCGACCAGCGTGAGAAAATCCCGAAAGTCGCGCGGGTCGGCGTAGGCCTCGACGCGGAACGTCGCATCCTTCCGGAGCTGCACCGCGAAGCGCCGCACCACCGGATGCGTCCCCAGGAAGCGCGCCAGGGCGTCATCCTCCTCGGCCCACTCGACCGCCAAGGCGTGATACGCCGCGGTCTGGAGATCGGCGGCGACGTCCTCCGGGCGGCCCGTCTTGAAGTCGAGCAGGACCGCGGAGCCGTCGAGCAGACCGAGGCAATCCAGGGTACCGGCGACCTGGTGCCGGCGCGACGCCACGCGGCACTCGTTGAGCACCGGCACAAACCGGCGTTGCTCGGTGAACGCGATCCAGCCGTGCAGGTACGGCGCGCACTCGGGGAAGGCGCGGTCGAAGTCGGCGACGTCGAGGTCGCGCTCGTTCCAGAAATGAATGGCCCTGTGAGTTTTGGCGCCACGGTCGAGCGCCGCCGCCAAGATGGACGGCGGGACGTGCGAGAAATCGATCAGGCCAGCGCGGTGCAAAACACCCGTGACCGACGGCACGCGGACGCCATCCAGTTCGTAGGTGTGATCCGCCTCGTAAAAGACGAGGCTCATGCCGCCCGCCTTTCTCGGCGCAGTCTGCGACAACAAGCCATACAGGTCGAGCCGTACCCGTTCGGGTTGTAGGCGGTGATTTTGCGACGTTGCCACGGGAACAGATCGGCCTTTCGCGGCCCGCACTCGGAGCAGACGCGATCCGTCCACGGATTGCCGCCGGCGCGCAGCACGCGCAGTTTCCGGTGAAGCTCGAGATGATAGGCGTCGTCAGGACAGAGCACGAGGTTCGCGTTGCGGTTGTCCGTTCGGTCGCGGTTGACATGGTGGACGAGGGCCGGCGGACGTAGCGCGTGGCCGAGCGCGCGCTCGACGACGAGGTCGTGTTCGAAGCGGTAGCGTTCGATGCCGCCGACGAAGATCATCACGTAGCCGCCGCCGGACATTCGGCGCCCGCCCTTCCAATGGCGAGCCGCCGATCCGCGCCCGTAGTAGTGCGCGACCGAACAGCGGTTCTTGGAACCACGCGGGCGGCTCATGGCCCGACCTCGGCCTCGCGCGCGGCGAGGAGCTTCGCGCACACCGGGCACGTCGGGTGGTTCACATGTTCGCGGCGGCGGATCAGGATGCCGCAGAGCGCGCGCACGAGGCGTTGGCCGGGCGCGTCCCAGTCGCAGTAATGGGAGACGATCATCGGCCACCGAAGGGGATGTCGGCCGCGGTGAGCGGCAAGACTTCGCCGGTCGTCTCGTCGACGCGCTCGGCAACCGCAGGGGGCGGCTCCACTCTCTCGCCCCCGGTTCCGACACGCGGGTCTGAGCCCTCGCGTGTCTCGGACACGCGCTTGACCTCGCGCACGAGCGGCACGTCCACGATCTCGCGCTCGTCGAGCGCTTCCTCGGCGGTGCGGATGCCGCGGAGGAGATCCGGGAAACAGTCGCGGCCCGCCCAGGACCGCGCGCGCATCAGCAGCATCCGATCCGGGTACGTGATCCACGGCGTGTCGCGCTTGTCGAAGAGTTGCGCCTTCTTCGCCTGCCCCACCGTGAAGCGCCGCGTGACCGGTTCCGGTTTGCCCTTCCGCCAGAACGTGCAGACCGCCGCGGTGGTGTCTTTCTTCAACGCCTCGGCGTTCAGACCGTCCGCGCGCAGCCCGTCCACCTCGTAGTACTCGTCGTGGTCGCGGTAGAGCGCCGAGCCCATGATCAGGGCCAGGAAGCCGTCGCCCCAGACCGACGGGCGTCCGTTGATCACCGCCACGCTCTGGAGCGCCTGCATCGGCGCAAAGCCGATCTCGGTGCCGAGCTGAATGGCGACGAGCACGTCCTCCGGGTGGCCGCGGAAGGATTTCGGGACGAGGTCCGACTTCGCCATCATCTGCGCCAGGCGCCAGCCCTCGTCGAGCGTGGTCGGCGCGACGCCGATGCGCGCGGGCGTCTTCGACGCCGGCGCGGCCGGCTGCAAGGCGGTCGTCGGGGTCTCAGGCCGCTCAGAGGTCTCAGCCCTCTCAGCCCTCTCAGGGGTCTCAGCCATCGTCATCCCCGGTCGCGCAGACTGCTCATTCATGGAAGCCTCGCCTTAGCAGACCCTGCCGGGCCCGACCTTGCCGCACCACGCCCGACCGCCGCCCTGCACCGCCCCACCAATCCCGACCAATGCCGAACCAGGCCAGAACTCGCCCGGCCTCGCCTCGCCAGAGCGTGCCAGTCCACCTCTCGCCTCGCCGGACCTCACCTAACCAAACCCGTCCCGGCCCCGCCGCCGCCCTGCCAGCGCCGGACCGCGCCGAACCGTACCTGCGCCTGCCATGCCCCGCCTGATCACTCCGGCAGCGCGATCCCGAAACTCTGCACGGCGAAGCGCCCATAGGTCGGCCGAAAATCCGCCAGCCCAATCAGCCGCCCCGCATTCACGATCACGTCCTGCAACGCGTCGGGCGGAATGTATTCGGGCAGGTTCACCAGCAGTTGAATCGTGACCGACCACCCGGCGCGCATCGCCGGCCGCACGCGCGTAATGCCGTTGCGCTGAATCATCACGCGCCGCCGATCCTCGTAGTCCCACACCGGCGCGCCGAGCGACGCCAGCGGCGTCAAGCACACGACGCCGGCCTTGAACAGATCCATCGCGCTCTTGCGCGGCGACCGCGGGTCCTGCCGAAACTTCGCCGCATGAATCACCGCCTGGCGCAAGTACTCGCCGGGGATCGCGAGCTCGCCCCGCTCGTCGCGGTAGACATAGCTCTCGAGGTCGTCGGACTTCTTCGCCTTCGATCCTTTCGCGGCGCGCGATTTCGTTTCGACGCTCTCGACGTTCCAGCGATGGAACAGGAGATCCGCGACGCCGACGATGGCGACGTCAGCCGTGTACGGGATCGCGTACTCGATCGCGACCTTCCCGCCATTGGTCGCCGCCGGCCCGATGCCAATCACGTCACTTCGTGCTACGCTGGTCGCTGTCGGTGTCATGTGATGTCCTCGCGTGATACTGGGGCCGCGTTCTGAGCGCGGCCCTTCGTTTGCCCGAACCAAACCAAACCCGGCCTGTCCTGTCCCGACCCTTCAAAACCTAACCACACCAAACCAAACCCGGCCACTCCGCGCCTTCCCTCACCAGACCTGTCCTGACCGCGCCTCGGCCGACCCAACCGCGCCGTACCGAGTCACGCCCGACCTCGGCTCGCCGCGCCTTGCCGCAGCTCGCCTGACCACGCCAGGCCGACGGCCAACCGCGCCCACGGCCCACCGCACTCACAGGCGTCAGGCATCGTCTTGCCTGTCCCGAAGATGCGAATCGATCCACTGATTCGTGACGCGGTCGCTGCGGTCCTGCGCGCCGCGGATCAGTAGGACCGCGACGACTCCCACCAGGGCGACCGCGAGTGCCATCGCAGCGGCCATGAGGATCACCGCCCGCCTCGCTTGCGGCCGAAGACCAGCGACGGCCGGCCCCACTCGCCGGTGAGATAGCGATCGATCGGCTCGGCCCGGTACCGGGGCCGCCGGCCGATCCGCGGGCGCAGTTCTTCGAGGAACGGCAGCGCGCCGGCCTTGCGCTGGCGGTTGAATGTGCGCTTCGAGATCTGCAGGTGCGCGAGGATCTCGGGGATCAAGTAGCAGCGAATGTCCGGCATCACGCGACCTCGTCGTCCTGGTTCCGCAGGTACACCAGCGTGAACGACTCGAGCGGAATCTTCGCGTAGGTCGCGAGCGCCAGCGCGATCGTCGGGCGCGGCACAACCCGCCCCGCCACGATGCGCGAGAGATGCGCTTGGGTGACGCCGATCTCGCCGGCAATGTGTTCCTGGGTATCGCCGGTCTTCTGGATGTAGGTGGCGAGGTCAGGAAAGGTCGGGCGCGGTAAGACGAACCGGTCCGAATGCTTGGCAGCCTTGCTCATGATGAATGGGAATATACCCATTCACATAACACTCGTCAACTAGGTATGTATTTTTGGTATACTCGTTTGACTACCCGACATGGAACATTCAATTCTCGATGACATGCCGCCCCCGTCGCCGCCGTCGCTGGATCAAATTGCCCGTAACCGGATCCGCACCTGGATTCAGAGTATGGGCGTCAAGCAAACCGCCCTCGCCCCGCTAATCGGGAAACCGCAGGCCTGGATCAGTCGCTACCTGAGCGGTGAACTCGGCGCCGACCTCGAGACGTTAGCCGCCTTCGGCCGCGTCTTCGGGCATTCCCTTACGGCGTTGTTCGACGCCCCGGCCGACCCCGCCGAGGCGCGCGTAATCGACCTCTATCGGGCGTTGCCGGAGCCCTCGCGTCAGTTGTTGGTCCAGCTACTCGAAGACTGGACCCGGCAGAAGAAGGGCCGCGGCCGCAATCGTAAATGAGATCGCGGATGGACCGACGCAGCGAGGCGGGGAGCAGGCGCAAGATCCGCACTTCGCGATCTTCGGTGGTGGTCAGCAGTAGTCGGCGGCGCGTTGAGGAGGCCATAGTTCGTGAGACCTCATAATCCAGACCGCCTAGCCTATGCGATCGCCGCGACTGCTCGCAACACGACAGTATGCGTAATCTGTGTTTTTTTCTCTGATGCATCGTTCAGGCTGGCGTTGATCGAGTGCCTTGCACATTCCTAATCGGAATAGATCTATGCCTGTCAAAATATACAGGCCCTTTCACAGCGAACGCACCGAACCCCATGAAACGACGACGCCAAGAGATCGGGATCCGACGCAAGGGCGAGGGCTGGCAGGCCTTCATTGATGTCGACGGTGAGTTCCGATCGCAGCAATTCGCGATCGACACGCCGATGGTTGAGATACGCGCCTGGCGCGATGCCCAGGCGGGCACCGCCCGCGCCCCGCTCACCGCGGGATCGTTCGCGGCGGACGTCGCGACGTATTTGCGGCGCCCGGAGATTGCCGCGATGCCGACCGTGAACGAACGCGCGCGCCATCTGCAGCTCTGGATCGACGCGCTCGGCGGCGCGCGCTCACGCTATACGGTCACGCGCGCCGAGGTCGAGGCGGTCCTGCAACGCTGGCTGGCTGAAGGCCTCGCGCAACCGACGGTCTACCACCGGCGCACCGCGCTCGGGTCATTCTTCGTCGTGATGAACGGCGACACGCCGGGACACAATCCCGTTACCGGCACGACGCGGCCTGATCACTATCGCCCCGTCGATCGTTCGGTGCCCTTCGCCACGCTCGAGCAAATCCTGGACGCGATGCCGAGCGAGCGCCTGGTCGCGAAGGGCATCCGCCAGCCGTCGTTCGCGCGGCTGCGCGTCGCCGTCATCCTGCACACCGGCATCCCGCCGGCCGAGCTGATGAAGCTAAGCGCGCACCTGTTCGACCGTAAGGGCGCGTTCGTGCGGATGCCGTGGCGCGACAAGGGCGGCGGCACGCCCGCGCACACGCGCGAGCTCTCGGCGGCCGGCGTCGCCGCGTTCGTCGCGCTCGATGCCGCGGGCGCCTGGGGGCCGTTCGCGGCTGAGCGGTTGTCGACGTCGTTCAAGCGCGCGGCCCGGAAGGTGTGCGGCGCCGACACGCCGATCCGCCTCTACGACCTACGCCACAGCCTCGGCGCCGACACTTACCGCGAGACGCACGACCTGGCGACGGTCGGCCGGTTGCTCGGCCATGTCGCGGGCTCGATCGTGACGCAGCGGTATGCGATGGGCGCCCATGCGGAGGTCGATCGCGCGGCGCTCGTGAAATTACAGGCCGCGCGCGCGGCCCAACGGCCGCTTAGCTTGCCTGCGAAACTTGCCCGACGCCGCAAACAGCCGCAGATACAGCGCTTAGCGAACGGGTCCTAAGCTTCCCAAGCCTCGGACACGGGTTCGATCCCCGTAGCCCGCTCCACTCGAAAACTCCTAGAACATTCAATGATTCCCGCAGAAACCGCGCAATTCGCGCGCGGTTTCCTCACGGTCATGAACGGCCAGAACGGGGCGTTTTGTGCCGTGTGGGGCGCTAACCTTGCCCAGGAACTTGCCCAGAGTTGCAATAAGTTGCAACAGTGTTGCAGAATGTTGCACATGCAACACAGCGATCCTCGAGTGGGCATTCGCCGGAACGGCCAGGGCTGGCAAGCGTACGTGCGTGTCGGCCGACGTTTCCTCAGCCGCACCTTTCCCCGCACCGCGACGCGCGACGAGATGCAAGCCTGGCGGCGCAGTCAACGGCCCGACCTCGAGAGGCCGGCCCCGACGATGCGCGTCTCTGAGTTGAGCGACGAGCTCAAGACGGCGATCCTCGCGATCGTGCAGGAGGCGATTCGCGACCAGGCCAACGGGAAGGGGCCGACCCTGCAAGGCGTCCGCGCCCGCCTCTATCCCTCGGCCGTCGCGCCGATCGCCGCGTCTGGGCCATCCTGACGCGCTGGCGCGCCGTTCTGGGCCGCAGCGGCGGCGTCACGGGCGGCATAGATCGCCTGGACCGCCAGGCAGGCGGCGAGCACCTCGGCGAGCGTCGGCGGGGTCGGGTCGTCGGGCGCGGTCATGGGGGGGGCGGTGCGGTGGGGGTGCGGGGACAGTTTACCAGACACCGAACGGGGCCCTACATCTTGTGCGAGTTGATTTCCCCGAGCAGACCGCCGTACAACTGGGATCGACATGCCTGAGGAGTCGGTGCCCGTGTCCGATCTCACGACGGAGATTGCCGCCTACGAGCAGCAGCAGGCGGAGCTGGAGCGGCTGTATTCCGGCAAGTTTGTGGTGTTCAAGGGTCGTGACTTGATCGGCGCCTGGGACACCTTGAACGCGGCCGCCATGGACGCCGCGACGCGGTTCGGTCGCGGGCCGTATCTCATTCGACAAGTCGGCGCGCCCCGGCCCACCCTCCCCGCCTCGGTGCTCTTTCGTCAGGCGCCCGTGTGAGCCCGATCGCGAACTGCGGGTTCCCGCCGCTCGTCCTGGTGCCCGGCAGCACGCCCCCGCGGTTCATCACGGGACGCGATCTCCTCGTCATGAAAGGCCCGACCGTGGGGGTCGAGATCGGGTTCAATCAGGCCTTCTTTCATGCCGATCCGGCCGTGGTCCAAGAGGCGATTGCATCGGTCCATGCGCAGCCGCCAGCGCAGCTGCTCGACGCGTTGATCGACACCGGGGCGACGGAGAGTTGCATCGATGAGGACCTCGCGAAAGAGCTCCAGCTGCCCCTCATCGATCGGGCCAAGGGCTCCGGCATCGGCGGCACGGAAGACTTCAGCATTTACCTTGGGTATATTCGCATTGCGGCGTTAGGGTTCGTGCAATTCGGGCGGTTCATGGGCGTGAAACTGCGCGCGGGCCAGCAACCGCACCAAGCCTTGCTCGGTCGCTCGATGCTCAAGGACATGCTCCTGGTGTACGACGGTCGCGACGGCTCCGTACGGCTCGCGATCTGACCTCTCTCTGACACCCCGCGCCGCCATGCGTCGTCGCGAGACCGCCCGACCTGAGCCGGGGCGCCTCGCGGCTCTTAATCGCCAGGCGCATCCCCGTCGCCGTGCCATTCGGCCGCGGGCGGTTCTGGACTCGGACCCGGACTGGCGCTCGTGGCGGCGTCATGCACGGCGCGCAGAATCATCCGCTTCACGTCGGAATTCGGTTTGATCGGAATCAGCTGCACGTCGGGGTGCTGCTGCGGAAACACGCGGAACATTTCGTCGGCGAACGCCTGGCCGATCGTCGGCACCTTCTCGAAATCCAGAATGACCTTCTTAAATAATTCGACGCGCGCCAACACGCGCTTCGCTTGCGAGCGCGAAATGAGCTTGTCGTTGCCGTACTGAGCGAGTTCGACAGGGACGACGGTCTTGTTGAACCCGTAGTCGTCCGGTTCGCCGCTCAGGTATTGGTCGAAGACTTTCTTCGTCGTGCGGGCGGTGTGATTCCCGAGTTTCATGAAAATAGCCGTGCCGTGGCGGGGATTCTTGCGTTCACTCAACCAGTCTTCCGGCTTGCCGAATTCATGGCTGTAGAACACGCCGCCCGAGAGGATGTCGAAGCCATCGAAGACCCGGGAGGTGAAAAAGATCCCCTGCCCTGTATGATTCTGGGGATCGGTGGTGAGTTTGCCCTTCGCGAGTTCGAAGATCGCGTGACGCTCATCGAGCAATTGCAGCGCCTGCTGAATCTTTCGAAAGATGCCGATGCCGTCATCCAGAATGATCATTTCCGTCGACACGGCCGTTTTGGTCACGTGCACGGAGATAGCGGTGCCGCCTGAGTGGTCGATGGCGTTGTTGAACATCTCCGTGAAGCCGTAATACCAGATATCGCGTACGTTCTCCGGCAGCTTGCCGAGCACGCCCGAGACGTCTGCGCGCCAGACCACATCCTCGGCGAGACTGGCCTCGATCGTGTAGTGCCGCTCCCACACCTCAAGGGGCGCGAGCGTATAGACCCGCCCGCGCGTCTGGCCGACTTCCGTCAGCGCCCCCGCCGCGACGAGCCGCCGCAAGTGCTCATTCACGGCCTGACGGCTGACACCAAACCGATCCGCGGCCAATTTACAGATCGTGCTTGGGTTCGCTTGCACATTCCCCAGGATGAATCGTCGGACCTCCTCGCCCCGGGCGCGCACACGGCTCATTTAGGCAACCCTCACACCAGACATTGTAAAGTTTAACCTGAACATTGTCAAGGTTAAGCTTCAGTATTAACAATGTTAAGCAGGCTCATTGTCAAGGGCGCATCACCAGGCGCCTCTTAGCGCGCCCGCGCGTGCAGCCAGTGCGCGGCCGGGAGGGCGACACAGAGGTAGACCGCCAGGACGCCGAGCAGGTCAAGCACGTCCTGGCCGGTGATCACGAGGGTCATTGCGCCCTCGCGATCGCTTCGACGGCGACGATCCGCGGCAGGGGCGGCAGCGGGTCCGCCTTGGCTGCGCGCGGCTTCTTCGTACGCGCCTTGAACGCCTGTTCGTGGGCGTACTGCCATTCCCACAGCGCGCGCGTCGCGACGAACACCGGCAGTAGCGCCGCGGGTGTCGGGACCGGCACCACCTCGACCGGCGGATCACCGGCCACTTTCGGCAGGCGGATAATCAGCGACTGCGCCGGCGCCTGATACCCCATCTCCTCGAGCGCCGCGCCGTAGGCCGCCGCTTGCAGATGCGCCTCCGCGTAGACGGCCTTCCCGGTCTTGAAATCGATATTGGAGACGACGCCATCGACGCGCGCCAACAGGTCGAGCGTGCCGGCGTAGCGGTGCCGCTTCGAGTAGACGATCCGTTCAATCAGGATCGGCTTGAGCTGCACGCGCACCGCCCAGGCCTTGAACGCCTGCACCGCGATCAACGCCGGCGCGCTGATGACTGGCTTCGGGCCCGCCTCGGCGCCGAGCGCCGTCCGCAGGAGCCATTCGATCGCGCGGTGCGCCTCGGTGCCGATATTGCCCTCGCGCTCGAGCGTGCGCTGATGCGCTTTGATCGTGCCGAGCTTGGCCGCCAGCGCGGCCGCGAACCACGAGCCCGGGTACCGCTGCCCCGCCGCGCCGAGCTCGTCGTAGAGCGCCGCGGCGGCCGTGGTGCAGGCCTCGCGTTCGACGCGCGCCGCCCACGGCACCAGAGCGGGACGATTGATCGCGCTCAGAATATGCGTCACTGAGGGAAAGAGCTCGCCGTCGACGTTGTAGAAGCGGCCGTTGGGGCCGTTGACTTGGATCACCTGGGTTGCCATTAGTAGGCCCGTCCCTGGCCGTCCGCCAGATCAATCTCGAGCGCGTCGACGAGGATCGCCGGGCCCGCTTCGCGGCGCGCGGGCACCGCGGCCGGCGCCTTGATCCGGATCACGTCGTGCTTTTCCTTGCCGAAGGTGTCGACGGTCGCGAACAGGGTCACGGTGACGCCGGTCCACTGCTCGGTGATCGCGGTGCCGGCGATCGCGATGATGGCGCGCGCGTTGGTCTTGTTGAGCAATAGGCCTTTGTCCTTGCCGGCGAAGTGCAGAATCGCCTTCGTCTCGACGCTGCCGGTCCGGCCGCCGCGGACCTGGTCAAAGGTCACCCGCGCGATCGTGACGGTCGGGGTCTTGCCTTTGAGGTCGTGCGCTTTGAGATACCGGCTCGGAAAGTAGTCGTTGATGTTCGTGGTCATGGTTAGCGGTTCCTTGTCGTGGGGGTGAGGGTATAGGGGCGATCCAGCGTGAGCGGGATCTGGAGGCGCGCGGCGCGCTGCTGCGCGATGCGGCGCAGGCAGGCGGCGAGCGAGCGGCCGCGGCCAAGCGCCCGCACCACGGCGGCGAGCTCGGCGGCGGTCAGGGTGAGCGGCGGCGCGGCGCGCATTAGCTGCACCGTCCGCAGTAGCCGCAGGCCGTCCCGCAGGCGTCGCCCTCGCGGTCGGCGCGATAGGCGGCTTCGCGCTCGAGGTCGCGGTCGGCGATGAGCGCGCGATCCTCGGCCTCGGCCTCGAGCACCTCGCGCGTGTCGAAGGCCTCGAGCAGTAAGCCGGCATAAAACTGCGTGTCCGCGGCGGTGTCGGCGCCGAACAGCGCAGGCGGCGCGGCGGCCGGGGTCGCCGGGGTCGCCGGGGTCGCGATCGTGGTGGAGTGGTGGAAGGACTGAGCGGCGAACCAGGCGCCGGCGTTGATGCCGGCGGTCGTGCGTGCGGAGCGTGCCATCGTGGGGCCTGCCTTTACGTGGCGGCGAGGCTCCCCTTACACTGACGGGAGCCCGCGGCCGAATCGGTCTCGGTTACGGGTGAGGCGTCGGCGGGGTGTATCAGACCTCGCCGATGCCGTTGACTCTCTTACTATCGCATGGGGGTTACGGTGAAGTCAAGCCCTCATCTGCATCTCACCACAATTATTTTACCGTGACCCCGTTGAACCGGGTTACGATGACCGCATGGCGAAACTCTCCAAAGAGGCGCGTCGCTTCTTTCAGGACCACGGGAAGCGGGGCGGCCAGATTGGCGGCAAGCGGCGGGCAGCGACGATGACGGCGGCCGAGCGGCGCGCGAGCGCGACCAAAGCGAGCCGGGCCGCGGCCGCGGCGCGCACGGCGGCGGCGCAGGCGCGCAAGCGGGAGACGGGGCGCTAGTGGCGACGCCGAGGCAAGACGTCCTGGCCGAGCTCGCGGCGACCGCGCAATACCTCCGCGAGAACGGCCGGCTGATGCGCGAGGCGGTCCACCATTTGATCGAGGTCGAGGAACGGATCGAGAAGAACAACCGCTATAGCCAGGCGGTGATCGAACACATCGAGAAGGCGATCAGCGCCGCGCTGCGCGACCCCGAAGGCGGGGCCTGACGGTGATGACGGACGCCGCACGCGCCTGGACGACCGTCCTCAAATGGCTGTTCGGCGCCTGGCTGGCCTTCGTCGCGGCGGTGCTCGTGATCATGACCATGGGGTTTGTCGTCGCCAACATTTGGAGGGCGACGAAATGGTGGCTCTCTGTGCTCGACTGAGGACCACGTTGAAGACGATGAAGAAACGGACCCGCGGGTCTGTGATGTCCCGTCCCGCACCGAAACGATCTACCTCATCTCGTACCGCCGCGCGCCGCGCGCGCAAGTTCACCGCTCGTGCCCGCGCGAGGCTCGATCTCGCCGCCGACGACGCGCGCCGGGCGATCGAGCGGGCGAAAGCCGGCGTGCCCCTCAGCGGGAAGGAGCTCGGCGAGATCTTTCGCATCAAGCACGCGCAGTTTCACAACCTCGCGAAGGTGGGCGCGTTCGACCTCTTTCTGCTCAAGCCGCCGATCGGATCGAAACGCTACTCAGGCGTCAAGGTCTATCGCCATCTGTGCGGCGATCCGGTCTACGAGCCGACAGTCGGCCGCCGCGCAAAGAAGGCCCGTTAAATTGTATGGACATTCCTGCGACGCCCGACGCGCCCGACGACGGCGAAGCCGCGGCGAGCGCCCCGGTGAGCCGTTAGCCGTCGCTCGGCTCGTCCGGCTCCGGCGCCTTCACCCAATTGTGATCCTGCGCGGTGCAGTAGTGCGCGGTCCCCAGCGGCACGCCGCACGCGCAGCGCGCGATCGCGTCGGCGCCGGGTGTCGCGTCGGTCGGTGTCTCGGTGGGTGCGGTGTCGGTGTCGGTCATGGTGTGGTGCTCCCCCTCTGTCGGAATTCTACAAGCCGGTAGCATGTTCGCTCGACGCGGCCAATGATCATCTTTCCGGCGCCGGTCGTCGGCGCGCGCGAGGTTCGTCGGCGCCTCGGTGAACACGATCCGCTGATTGCGCGTATGCCAGGCGCCGCAGAGCTCGCAGGCGTAGGGCATGATGTGACAGCCCGGGTCCACCAGGTCCGCGAGCATCTGCGCTTCGCAGGCCTCGAGCGCCTCGGCGCGCGTGTCATAGCCGATCTTCAAGCTCTCGCACTTGCGGGTCATGTGATCCACGCGGAGATGGTGGCGCGTCGCGGAGCTCGCCATTCAGTCGACCTGTTCTCCGCGCAACAGCTTCCACGACTGCCACGACGCCACGACATCGCGCCCTCGGAGGTCGAACGGCTCAAAGGACTGCGTGGGTCCGCCTTCCTCGGCGGTCAGGTACAACCCGATCTGTCCCGTCCCCGTCTTGCCGCACGCCTGCAACGCGACCCACTGGCCGTAGTGCAGGACGTCGCGCAACGACTCGTCGATCATCGCCTGCACCTCGGCGCGGGTCAGCCCGCCCTCAGCGGCCGGACCCGGAGGTCCGGGCGGTCCGGGCGGACCTTGTGGCCCCGCCCCGCCGCCGCCCCCGCTGCCGGCCGCGCCCTGCGGTCCTGGCGGTCCGGGCGGTCCGGCTGGCCCCATCGGCCCCTGCACGCCTTGCGGCCCCTGTGGACCGGTGCCGCCGCCCCCACCGACGCCGCCTTCACCGGCTGGGCCTTGTGGCCCCTGCGGTCCCTGCGCGCCTTGCGGACCCGCAGGACCAGGAGCGCCATCAACGCCCGTCGCGCCCACGGGACCGGCTGGACCGACGGGTCCGACCTCGCCTTGCGGCCCTTGCGGACCTGCGGGACCGGGCGGGCCTTGCGCGCCAGGCGGTCCAGGGGTGCCACCCGGTGCCCGCACCACGACGCCGTGGTCCGGACAGTTGAGGATGAGATAGACCGTCTCGTTGAAATTGGCGGCACTGGGCGGCGGGAGTTCAGTTGGACAGGTACACGCCATACGGAGGCCCCTGGTCTCAGCGTTTCGGCGTGGGCCGCGGCGGCGGCGGCGTCGGGCGCGCCGGCGGCGGCTCGGCGATCGGGTGCGCGGGATGCGCGTCGCCGTCGCCCGGCGCGATCGGAGGCGCGGGGCGGTCGTCGTCGTCGCGGTCGCGGTCAGGCGCGGCGGGGCTCGTCATCGATCCCTCCTGTCAGGCTGCGTTACCAGATCACCAGATCACCGGATAGCCGGTCAGCGTCGCGCCGGACGCGCGGATGTACGCGTCCTCCTGCTGCATCGCCTCGCGCGTGCAGCGCCCGCGACACCATTCGTAGACGCCGTTTTTCGTCGGCTCAAACACGACGTAGAAGTACGGACCGCGCGGATTGTCCGGCCCGAGATACTTCGGCGGATTCGGATCGTCGCCGCGCGGTTGATCCGGCGGCCGGTGGTAGTCGTCGAGCATCCGTCCGGCGATCTGCCAATAGCTGTCCTCGTGGAACGTGTTGTACTCGCCCATGATCGTGTCGTAGGTGGTCATCAGCCCACCGGGCGCGTAGTCGCCGCCGCCTTCGCCGCAGGGAATATTCCCCGGCGTGTGCTCGATCGCGAGATAGCCGGCCGGGAGCACCTGGCGGAACAGCTCGCCGAACTTCTTGACGCGCGCCTGCTGCTCGTCGAGCATCTTCGCGGTGAGCGGCGCCGGCGCCTTCGCGCCGGGTGTCTCTCGCCAGCGCACCCACCGCCAGCGGAGCCCGCCCTTGCTGCGCGCCGCGGTCGGATCGCCCCACGAATAAAACACCGCGTCCCATCCGGGGCGGAAACAGATGTATTGCGTCAGGTCCGGCCGCGCGTCGGTGCCGTCGCCTTGCAGCGCGCGGATCATGCGCTCGAGATTCATCATCAGCCATTGACAGCCGTAGGTCCGGCCGACGGGATCGTTGTAGTCCGGGCCCGCGCCGAGGCCATCGCCGCCGAGCGGGCAATCGATCAGGAACCCGTCCGCGATCGTCTCGTGCGCGATCGCGCGATAGGTGTCGAGATCCTGCGTGTAGTCGTAGCCGTCGGCGAGCGCGGCGGGCCAGAGCGTCCCGCTCTCGCGATACGCCTCGGTGACGGGGATCGGGAGGTGCGTATCGCCGGCGGCGCGGTGCGCGGCGCGCGCGGCGGCGCGGTCCTCGGCGTTGAGCCGGCCATAGAACCAGGCCGGCACGTTGCCAAATTCCTTGGTGTGATAGGTCAGGCCGGCGAGCGAGTGCTGGACGCTACACACCTGGGCGCGCGTCGGCCGCGGCGGGAGCGGGCCGGTCCCGCCGCCGGTCGCGCGCTCGAGCCCCACGCGGATCGGCGGGCCTTCGGTCGCGATGTGCACCGGCAGCGTGCGATCGACGTAGCCGGCCGCGCTGAAGGTCACGGTGTAGTCACCGGCGCGCAACATGACGCCGGCGAGGCCATCCTTGGGGTTCACCACGTCACCGCACGGATTCGTCATCGACTGCCAGGGCCCCGGCCCGCCCGTGCTCGCGGCTGCGGCGTTGGCGATCGGGTGGCCGGCCGGATCTTCGACGTGAAACAGCACGAGATATTCCGGGTCGGCGGCGGCGGCGGGTTTCGCTTTCGTCATGCGGTCAGTCTCCTTTGTCGCGCCGCACCCCGCGGCCGACCAGCAGCAACGCCAGCAGCGCGACGACGAGCAGCAGCCCCGGGGTCATGGCGATCCGGCGACGGACCGACGGCGCGCGCTACTCGTGACCACGACTGACCTGCCGCGATGCCACGTCCCAACACGCCGGCGATCCGTCATCGAAGGGCGGCTCGACAGGGGTGCTCGTCAGGCGGTACAATGCAGGCTCCCCTGTGCGCCGCTTCCTGATCACCATCCCCGCCGCGATCGTCGATGGCGTCCTCCCGTGGTACTGGGCCCTGGTCGCGACCCTCACGATCCTGTGCGTGCTCAACGCTGCACTACTGCTGGCGTGGGCGGCGCGTCCGACGCTGTAGCGGTCGCCAGCCCCGGCGCCGTCAGCCCCCGCGGGGCCGTCTCCGCGAGTTTCAACAACATCCCCTTCGCGATGCTCAGATCGCCGTTCTGGATCGCCCGTGCGATCGCCATCTTTTTCGACGCGGACGCGAGCTGCCACGCGGGCGAGGCTTGCGCGTCCCGGATCGCCCCATAGAGCTTGCTAACCACCAGCGCCCCGGTCGCACTGAGCCCCGGCGCCTTGGACACGGCCGCGCCGACGATCGCGCCCGGGATGGACAAACGGCCCGTGACGCCCGCCTTCGGCCGTCCCAGCGCCGGATCCAGCACGGTGTCGAGATTTTTCCAGAACGCATACTCGGCATAGTGCGGCGTCGTCTCGGGCATCGCCTGCGCCAGCGCCTCCCGAATCGCCGATCCGCCTTCGCGGGCGGCCCAGGCGGTATCGGCGAGCTGGACATTCCCGGCGCGCTCGTACCCGCCCTTCTTGGCCGCTTCGGCGTAGAAGTCGTCGCGGATCTTCTGGAGCTGATCGAAGGCGATGTCCGGCCCCTGGGCCTGGATGTAGTCGCGCAGCTTCGTCAAATTCTCCACGCGCCCGACCGCGGTCGGGATCGGCGTCACTTCCCCGGTCGCGGGATGGGTGACGCTGAGGTCGTCGATCCGCTTGGTCATCGCGTCGAGGATCGGCTGGGTGGGAATCGGCGCCTGGCGCCCGCCGCTCGCATTGATGGCCGCGTCGATCTGTTGGCCGGCCGCGTCCATCCCCTCGTCGGCCATCTGCTGCAATTCCAGCCGACTCCCCTGCAGCTTCCGATCGAGGATCTCCGGGGCGAGCGCGGCCGCCGTCCCGCGGTAGCGCGGATTGCCCGGGGCGAGCACGCGCTCCGCGACCTGTTGCTCGGCCTCCCGCGTCAATAGATCCGCGCGCGCCGGGTTCGCCGCCGCGCGCTGTTCGAGGCCGTACTTGGCCGCGAAGGGGACGAGGAGCCCCGCCGCGCCGCCGGCCATCCCGGCGAGATCGCCGCGGGCACCGTGCGCGCCGACGTCGGCTGCCGCCGGCCCGAGAATCGGTAGCACCGCCGCGAGGCCGTGGCCCAGGGCTTCCGTCGCCGAGAGCGCCGCCTCCGTGGTCTGCCCGCCGCGCGCGGCGACGGCCGCGGCCTTCGCCTTCTGCGCCGCGGTGACCGCTTGATCCCATTGCGCCTTGGCCAGATCTTTCACCGTCTCGGCGATCGGCACGGCCCCGAAATACGTGTCGAGCGGATGATCCCAAACCTTGCGGACGCCTTTCGCCACGCCGACGACGGCCGCCAGGGGGCTCTTCTCGTAGAATTCACTCGCCGCCCGCATCGCGGCCGAGGGTTCTTCGTTCTGCGCGGTGAAATCGGGCGCGGCCATCAGATGCGTCACATCCTGCCCGACCGCGGGCATCAGCGCCGTGACGTCCTGGCCGACGGCCGGGGGTTGGTCTGCCACTATTGCACCCGCTTCCAGGTCTTGCCGCCGTCCGTCGATTCCGCCAGCGCGCCCGGCATCCCTGGAATCGGTTGGCGGATCGGCGCCGTTGGGGCGGCGGCGGGCGCGGGGGCCGCGTACGGATTCGTCGCACTCGCCCCGGCCACGCCCGTGTTGGCGATCGAGTTCTGCCGGATGGTGACGTTCTTCTTGGCGAGCTGCACCATGTCATGCAGCACCTTCTGGTCCCAATCGCCCGAGAGGCTCTTCCCCGCCAACCCGAGCGCATGATCGGTCGGCGAATTGCCGCCCATGTAGACATTGCCGAGATCCGCCGTGACGTCGGCGATCTGCGCGTCGAGTTGGTTGGCGACGCTGGCCACGTCCTTCCCGTAGGCCCCGCCTTTCGCCAGGGCGAGGTTGGCCCGGTTCAGGATCGGGAATTGCCCCCCTTGCCATTTCGCCGCCAACGCATCGACCGAATCGAGCATGTCCGGCAGCGCGTTGACCGCCTGATTCAGCCGCAGCTGTTGCGCCCCGTTGAGCGTGGCGATGTGCTTTTGCGTCGCCTTCCAATCGGTCTGCGCGCGCGAGAGATCAAACCCTTGTTTCGCGAGCTCCGACGCGATCGCCCCTTGCACCGGCCGCCCGTACTGCGAAATATCCGGGGGGAACGTGCCCGACCGGATGCCGTCCGCGATCCCTTTCGGGTCCGTCGACTGATAGAGCGCGTTCATGCCGGACAGACTCACGACCGGCTTCTTCCGGTTCGCGTCCATCGTCATATAGGCATCGAACGCGAGATCGCCGCCCTGCGCTTTGTAGTCCTGCCATTCTTTGTACGGCGCCGAGTGCGGATCCTTGGCGTCCTCGATCGCTTTGCGCTGGTCGGCGTAGGCCTTCAGGGTCGCCTCGTTCGGCGTCAACGGGCGCGCCGGCGCCGCGGCGGCCGGCGGGGTGCCGATCGGCGGCGGGATCGACGCCGGCGCCGGGCGGTAGGTCGTCGGGCCGGCGAACGTGCCGCCGCCGCCGGCGTCAAAGGCCGACACGGCGGCCGGGGCGGCGAGCGCCGGCGCGGGCGCGGCGGGTGGCGTCACGGTCGACGGCGCGCCAGGGCCGCC